TGCTTCGCTTACAGATATGGACTTACATACACTGAAAGAAGTTCCTTCTGACCTGAATGTTATGGAGTTCGAATCTCGAAAATCGTATACCATATGTGCACACTTTCTGTGGTACGCAGGGCGTCCGTTCGCTTCGCTCACTGTCCCGCTCGGTTGTGTTCACAACCTAGCTCACTTAAGTTGGCACTCCGTTCGCGCTTTGCGCTCACTCACCTCTGTCCGTTCGCTACGCTCACTACTCCACTCCGTGCTGTCGCACTACGTTCACCTAAATAGATACTCTCCGTTCACACTTCGTGTTCACTCACTTCTGTACAGAAAACACCCTAGCAGATTACTCCGCTAGGGCATCTCTTATTTTACGTATTAAGCTACTGTAAACTTCTGTGTATTACCATTCCCAACTGTAACAGTTTTAGGCGAAACCGCTACTTTACTTTTCTTAAACACAACATTGATAGTTTTCTCTACACCATCCTTAGTCCAAACAACTTGAATCTGTCCGCTAGCCTGTTTCGTTGTCCAACTAAGTAAACCACTATTAGAAATAGTTGTATCGCTAGCAATTTCAGTACTTGTTGTTTTCTTAAGTGTCCATGTTCCACCAGTAATTGCAGTCTCTCTAATCTTCATTGTAAACTGTCTTACACCATTAGTAGAGTTGTCTAATAAAGCACTACCCGGGACAGCAATAGCATCTACTTCCACTGTTACCGTAGCAGAATCAAGTACGTCATCCGTCTCTCCACCTTTTACAATAAGAGTTCCTGCCTGCTGTCCAAGTCCTACATAAAGTAAACCATCACTTGAAATCGTTGTGTACTGGTTTTTTTTCGCTGTTCCATCTTCAATTTTCCATACTGCCATAATTTTATTCTCCTTTACTAAAGTTAAATTTAAGGGATTCACCGTTTCTTACTGTTACGTTTTTAGGATAAATCCCTTTTACGCTAAAGGGCTTGCTTGTATCTTATACCATGTCTGCAATTCATCGTTAGTTCTGCTATAATGGTTCACCCAAATATTACCACTAGAGATATCAGTAATCTCCACTCTGTTATTCGGTCTGTGCCCCGTTACTTTCAGTCTATAGTAATCACCCACGTCACTAGGTAACCCTGCCACATTATTATCTTTCTTATTCAAGTCGATAATAAGTTCATGATAGATAGGCACTTTACTTGCAATCGCTTTTACGCTACTATTAACAATGCCATCAGCAATACCCATGCTTACATAGTCTGTGGTACTAGGTGTAGCATTAACCCATTCTGTTCTATGCATTTCTGTGTCACTATCCTTAATATACAAGCATCTATAAATAAATGTTGTTTTGTTTACATAGAATTCGCACATCATCTGTTTTGAACTAACAGGGAAAATCTTCATGTTACCACTCTTGCTGAATGACCAAGTAGGCAGGTCTTTCGCCACTGTCATTGCTGAACCAACATTAAACGTTGCGGACGCTTCCCAGTTAAGTTTTGTTAAAATATCGTCTAAAGATGCACCAATACCGTAGTTACTGAATCCCATTTCACTTAATGAAGTGTAGTATGCGCCTACTTTATTTGCGATATTCAGCATCATTGCCATACTAGGGATAGCGAAACGTTCATCTGTGTAACTGTCTTTCAAGTTATACTCACTTAAATATTGATGTCTGTTCCATACATCCCTCAAACTAGCATAGTATCTTAACATCCAAATAAACACAGCTTTGTTGCTTGTGTAAATATCATTCCACTGGTTATCAGGTACAGGACTTCTAACAATATCACTGTTTTCATCATCCCACCAGTCACCACGTTTTTTCACGTGTTTCCAACCTACTTCGTTAGTGTAACTTAAAGTGTAATTTCCTGCGTAGTTAATTCCTGCCCACGCACTGAATCCTATTGGTGTACTCTGATTACCCACTTGTGGTGAATAAGGTACTTGCATGAGTTCACACAGTTTTACACCACAGTCAAAATTACGGTTGTTCTGCAAGCCTTTAAGTCTGTAGTTCCAAATGTTAGTCGGACCTTTTTGGTGGTAATTCATGAATGTGAAGTAATAATTTCCGTCACTTCTTTCATACTGTGAGATATAAGCTCTATATGAAGCATTTTCATCAACATACGCTCTAATACCCTGTGCGCCATATACATATGCATCAGCGTGACCATAGTTTACACCCTTTAAGGCTACATCAACTGTATGTTTCATTGCATCTGTCCACCAGTTATAGTGCAAATCAATACCGTTTGCATTCGCTTTCCAAGCGTGTAAGTCTTTTTCTCTGAACACATAAGCTTCATAGCTCACACTTGGGTCACCACCAAGAGAGCGAATATAATTTTCAAGGTCTGTTCTACTTTCTACATCCCATGTTGAACCGTTTGGCTCATCTTTTGCATGGTTTCTGATATAGTCAGTTAACAGTTCCTCAATCTTTGTCTTGATTGATTCAGGAATATCGTTAAAATAACTATACCCCTGCAATCCAAGCATCCAAGCATCAGGGTTAGCCATTGGAATTACGTGGATGCAAGTATCATTGTCAAGAATCTCACTCCACATATCTACTCCGCCATAAGTAGCGTTCTTTGCTAACACTTCCATCTGTGCGATTGCGATACTAGCACTGCAATCTGTACCATGGAATCCATTGAATACAAACATATGTCTAGTGGCTGTTTCTGTTCCGTACTCCATAGCAATCAATGGCAACCCAAGAACGGATGTGCCGATAATCTTTTTACGAACCTTTGGGTAGTTAAGCATCAGGGTGTCGATATCTTCTACCATCATATCATAAGTGTAGTTACGAATCAGCTTTCTTGGAATAACAGCATCCGCTAGTTTTGTGCTGTCTGTGATATTGAACGTATTGTTGTAAATCCTGTCTGTTTTCAGTTCATTGAACATTTTATACAGTTTTGCGATCTGTTCTTCATAACTTAATGAATCATCATAAGTAAGTGGTAGAACTGGATTTCCTACACTGCATCCGTTTCTGTCAAAATCATACATGCGTTTCATCTCCTTACCATAATAGCATAAATAAATCTTCCATTTCATTTAACAACATTTTGTCAATGTTTGTGAATGTATCGCGGTAATGCCTTAACATTGTACCATTGTCAAATACTCCACGGTTACCTTGTACGGTCTCAAAGTATTCGTTCAAGTTAGTTGCTTCGTGATTTATTGTATTTGTTGAATTGTTTACATTTGTGTTTTCTGCGGTGTTTGTGTAACTTCCGTTTGTTTCGTCAATCGTTGCGCTTGTAAGATAAGTGTCGTTCTCAAGGCTTGAAATACTACCCTGCGGAGTATCAGAAAATTTACTTTTTGTCTTACTAGCGTTACTATTTGTTTGTTTTCCGTTATCCGTTGTCGTGCTGTTTGCTGTGCTGTCATTTTTACTTTTGTTTGTGTCATTGATATTGCCCTTTCTAGTAAAATCTGTATCCCATAATGGATTGAATTCCAGTAAGTCACTAGCATACCACTTATTGTAGTACGGCATAATCGTGTTCATTTTGTCTGCAAGCTTCAACTTCCAAAGACCAACCGTTTCGAACCCAATTTCCCTTGTATAGAAGTGTCTCAATATCTTTATTTCAAGCACGCTTCTGTATTTTTCATCAAAGATAGGATAGTCAAAGTCGAATATTTTTTTGTGAACAGCTTTCAGTATTTTTTCAATATCGTTGTAACCAGTGCTGTGTTCAAGCCGATAAAGAGATTCGCAGATGAAGCGAACCTCTGTTGTGTAACTACTCATCTACAATATCTCCTTTCTGTAACGTTTCACGTGAAACATTTAACCCGACTAAACTTGTGTCAAGCTCTTCCCTGTAGTTTACGCTGATATTAGTACCGAACATTTTGTTGATTTTCTCAACTGCTACTTGTCGCTCGTGTAAACGACTAAACTTACTTGCAATACTACCACCCTGCGAACGGTTTACCTCGTCACTCACAAGTCGTTCACGCTTTGTAATATTAACGTTAGATATACCAAGATAGGTCAAGGCTTCATTCCATATGTTTGTCTTCAACTCGTAAAGCTGTGGCGCAACGAAAGGCGCGTCTGTTCTAAGTGCTGTAATGTTATCTGTGTTCAACTGGTCACTCCCGAAGATAAAAGGCATCCCGCCGTCATACTGCTGATACAGATTTACCATGGATAAACGTTCATTTTCTCCCGATTTAATAAGAACAGGTGTTTTCTGTGCGTTTATATTCACATCAATTGTTCGGTCAATATTAGCTAGTCGCATAGCGAACATTTTGCAAGCTTTCACGCTGTTCGTATGCAACATATTGTTATGAATAATCACACTGTTTGTTTCGTTCAAATATTTTGAGTACCCGTTTACAGCGTGAGCTTTTGTCTTTATCGGTTCGCGGTACACATTTAATCTACCATCAAGAGTAGCTTGTAAAAATAGATTTCCAAGCACATCATCATTGAAATAAACTCCTGCACCATCTTCAAACAATGTCAATTCCAAGAATCTAGCATCAACTGTATCCGGTAAATTCTTCCATTCGATACAAGAAATTGCAATTTCTTTTAATCGGTTATAGTAGTATTGCCATGATACACTGTTTTGCAACATACTTGTAAAAAACTGGTTTTTATACTTGTTTCTTCTGTTTCTTCCCATTCTGTTATCACCTCTTTATGTAGGGCTGTTGTCGTATGAATAGTTACCAATTTCCTCACCATTTTCCCAAAATGTAATACCACTGTCGAAAATCTTACAGATAACTTGTATGTCGGGTGCCGGAACATTACCACGAGCAACGCATCCGCTTGTCTGAATGTAGTTCCAGTGAGGTCTTAAACCTTTACCACTACATACGTTAGGCTGTTTAACTCTGTTGCAAGCGTATCCAAACATAGTGAAGAATGTATCAATGCTTCGTGCGTACTCATAAGGGATGCACATTCTACGATAAAACAGTTTGTTTTCTCCCTGAGCTACAAGTAAGTTACTGTTTCCAAGAGTTCCTCGGAATAAGTCTGCTTGGATGCTTGCACTATATTCATTAAGTGTTTGATTAATGTATTCGTTAGCAGGTTGTGAAATAGAATTCACAGCTTCACCAACCACACCGCCAATATTGCCACTTAAAGCACTCGTTGTCATACCTGCTACAGCACCAACGGTTGAGTTTACAACTGTCTGAGCCATTTTAACTTTATTGATGTATGTGTTCTGTGCTAACCACACCTTGTAAGCATCATTATTCCAACTACACAGTGGAAAGTCCATCATATTTAACGATTCCATACGATACGGATTTTCGCCACTACCCTTGTAGTGTGTAGGAAATACACACGCTTTTACGGGTGTATTCTTTGTGCCTTCAATGCGGAATCTTGGCGTTAAATTCTCAAAGAATTCGTAACGCAACACAAGACTGTTATCTACACCGTTGTCAAACTGAAAATAGTTATATGGATAAGTGTATAGTTTGTTGTTCTTAGGTTTATATCCATTTAATGTAGTTGTTGCAGGGTCTACGGGCTTGATGAATGTTCCATCAGAATCGTAAGAAGCCCCCTTTTCAGTGGCTTGTATTTTGTTATCATCGTCTTTTGTTCCTATAAACATGGTTGGACACATCCACATAGCTACAATACTGTCAGGACTTTCTGTGTATCGGATAACCAACTCTTTAAGAGCATCCATTTGTGATTGAGTGCCACACTCAAAGGCATAGTATACACATCCTGAAAAAACACCCTCAAACAAACCGCCTACTGTTCTTTCATTGTTGTCACATATTGCAACTACTACAGAAAGAGGTTTCATAATGTTTATTCCTGTTCCATGACTACCCTCAACATACTCTCCCAGTTTTACGGGTTCAGGAAGAATGTTATCACCTATTGCGTCCGTTGCACTGTGTTCACGAACTACCATACTATCTCGGATGGTGAAGTCAAACCACCATGTCTGTAGAACGTCTAACACGAATGTTATGTAACAAGCGTTGTCGTTTAGGTATTCTACGCCAGTGATGAAAGCATAGAACCACTTTGTTCCGTAGGAAGTGTTGCGAAACATCATATAGTTGCAGTCGTAACAATCATCTGCGGATAACTGGACTTTTGCATAACCACGTTGCACACGCTGATAGGTTTGGCGTGACAGTCGGTGTTTTGTTTTGTTTGCAAAGTAGGTACTTTGTGCTATTGCGTCTGTGAAGCGAATGGTGTGATTGTAGGTTGAATCAAGTGGGACATTGGTTAGGAGTCGGATGTCTGTTTTTGGTTCTATCAAGTTATCACCTCGCTTATACTGTTGAAATTGTGTCGTAAGTAATATTTAAAATAAAATCGCCATTTAATTCCTCGTTAGCGTAAGCTGTAATAGTTCCATCTGTTTTCACGGTTACAATAACTGGTGTTGTATTGATATATGTAACGGCTTTAATAGTATCAGATGGTCGATGAAATGTAACTGAAATATTACCGATATTATTATCTCCGACCGCAAAATTTGCAGAGCAATATAAATATACACATACTCTTCCGTTCTTTTTATAAATATTGTTCCTTGTCACGGATGTTATTTTATCAGTAACAGTGATACTGCTAGAATTTGCTATTGGCAAATTAATTGGTATTACTGTAAATATGTTTGTACCTGTAAATTCACAATATAAAAATCTTGATTCTATATTAGAGAAATTAGGTGTCTTTGTTGCACCATTTGATAAATAAGTGTTTGATATTTTTGTGTAACGACTTGCTGAGTTATTTGTCCATTTAAACAATTGCCATCTTTCGTCTGCCATTTCGGAATCCCATAAGGCATTACAAATAAAAAGCCCACCATCGATTATTGTTTTTACGCCACCCTCTATATCATAGCACAGCGCAACAGTATCAGCGCAACAGTCTCTATAAATGGCATCACCTTTTGTTTTAATAAATGTAGTATTTGCGAATCCGCTTTTGTTCCATGCGTGAACTCTTGTAAATATATTCCCACCGTTCATATTTTCGATAGCTGTCTTGAAACCAATGATATTTACATCAGTAAAATACACATCTGTTCCGTCTGTTCTTATCCCCCTATCTAACGTGTTAAAAATGTAAATGTTGTTAAATCTACAATCTTGACAAGCGTTAGTATATAAAGCTAGAGAGCTGGCATTTTTGATGGTTATATTGTTATAATTCCATCTATGTGAGCTTCTAATATGTAATCCAGTTTTAGCCGTATTATTACAATCAATCACGATATTTCTAATATACCCGTCAACACCCTTAACACCGTCTGACTCTACATAAAGCTCAATTACATAATCAGTATGATTTGCTTTAATGCAAGCATGATTAAAATTCATTTTTATTGTGTTATTTATCACAAGTTTTTCTGTAACTAGATATACCTTATCTGACCCAATTGATTTTAGTTCCTTATTACTTTCAATGGATTTATTTATAGCTTTTTTTAATGCTACAGTATCATCCGTCACACCGTCACCAACTGCTCCAAAAGATTCAGGCGTTATATATCCAATAGTAACTCCTGCTCTTGCACCCTTTCGAATATTCTCACCAACTGTTTCAAAGGCTTTACCATTTGCATCTACATTGTCAGCATAAACTTGTCTTACCATGTTAAACTCCTTTCAATAATATGTTTCACGTGAAACATTTGTATCCCACGTGAAACACGAAAGTTTTAATTAGTTAAGTTTCTTAACTGTTTGCTGTGTAGCTTCATCTGCTACTGCATCACCCTTGTTAAAGTCAATTGTATCACCCACATTAGAAGTTGTTGTAAGTGCTGTATCTGTTGTATACTTGTAGCCACCGTAAATCATTTCAAGTGTAGTTGTGGTCTTTCCTTCCGGGAAGATTACCGCACCGTACTTGTGAATTGCAATTCCATTAGTTACGGCATCCTGTGTCTGTACAAACTGGTAAGCACCGTTCGCAAGAGATACATTATCGTCCTGCACTTCAAGTGTAAATACTGTTGCTTCTTCTGCAATATCCTTGCTACTAACTTTAACTGTTACTTTTTTAGGGGGTTCGATATTAGCCCCGTCTACTACAAATGTAACCATGTTAGAAAATGGGGAAACTGCTACAGTTTTCCATGTATTATAGAAGTAATTCCAATACATACCGCTAGCGCAATACTGCTCTGTCATTCTTGACAGATTGTCGTATACTTGGAAGTAATTCTCGTCTACAAGAACTGCTTTTACATTCTGCATTGCTGTAAGTTCTTCTGTCGTTACCTCTTCGATTGAGTCACAGTTCGCACGAATAATATTAAATCTTTCGTTGTCAAAACTTGTCCAGTCATCAATCAAGTGAAGTCTACCCATGAAGTCTGCTTTTTCCATGTGGAACGCACTTGCAAGAACGTTTACATCAAATTTCGCATTGTACTCGGCATCCATAAAGATAGCCTGCCTTGATTTTGGTGTTGTTGTTCTTACTCCTGCCTGATTGTATTTCTTAGACATAAATGTAAGCTTGTTAGAAATACCTCTATACTTGCTTGCATCATTTGTAAGTGTTGTACCGTCACCGATTGAAACAGGAGTAGTCTTACCGTGTGAAATGGCTTTAATTAGTAGATATTTGAATAGTAAGAATTCATCATATTCAGCTGCTGTGTAAATACCGTCTACCAGTTTGGCGATAAATGAAGTTACACCATCAATGGATGTAAATGCCATTCTAAGGTCTTCATCCTGGATTGTAAGAGGGTACTGTGTTCTCCAGTTCATAACGTAGAAAGCACTTCTTACGTCCGGAAGATTTCTCTTGAACTCTCTAGCTTCGCCTTTTTCAGCGTCATATTCTACAACATTAGCGATACCAATAAAGATATCTTCGATTGTTTCACCTGTTTCAAGATAACCCTTTTTAAGGTGTGCATATGGGTTGTTGAATGTTGCACTCTCAATCACAACTTTTGCGATTCTGTTCATGAGCGCGTTAAGGAACTGATTCTGTAGTGATCCGTTTCCTACAATGATTTCCCCAACTTTAGGAATCATTTTGGCATCAGTAATTACTGGTACATTTTGCTGATACTCATAAGATGCATTTTCTCTAATTGTGTTAATGATTTTCAGAGAACTAGCATCAAGTGTAGTTAGTTTAACTCTGTGAGCCATTTTTACATCTCCTTTACTTAAATAATTCGTCAAAATTTTCTGCTACAATTTCCTTGTCTTTTTCTTCTTCCTCTTCCTCTTCTTCATCTTTTGCTTTATGATTATTTCCTGCGCTATCACCTGCGGAAAAGAATCTATCTTTATATTTCTGTCTCCACATTTTGTCTGTTTCTTCACACTTAGCTTTCCAATCTACCCCGTCTGAATCTGACAGTGAGTTAATTGTGTCTGTTGCATCCTCAATAAATTTTAAGGTGTCATCATCTGTGCTGTCTTTTGTGCGCTCTTTGATTAGATTTAAAAAATCCTCTTTCGATAAAACTGCCATTTTAGTATCTCCTTTGAATACCGCCACCGATTATAGCGAACCACATAGGGAACTTTGATTTTGGCTTATACGGTGTGCCACCACCACCGCCACCACCTATGCTATAAAATCGGTACATTAAAACTGCGTTGTTAAGTATTTCTGATTCTGTTAAATATCTGTCCTCTGCTACCCATCTGTTGATTGAAGTGTCGTTACCATGAGTCTGAATGTAATTGTAACATTTGTTTGCGTTCTGTATACGCTCTTCAAGAGCAGGAACACCAGGTCTTTCCCAACATGACATAAATGCTTCGGTTAGACCTGCAATATCTGTACTGGTTGAATGTAAGAATTCATCAAGTGAAGAGATACCGTGGCTTGTGCCAATCCAGTCATTTTCTTCAATCAAGTATTGCATCTGCCCGTTAGGGTCTGTACTTGATAAGCCTTGTGAACTAAGGTAGTTAAGCAATGCTGTCTTTCTTCCGCCTGTCCACTGGAATAGTCCGAAACCACCGCCACCACGCTCGTTAAGAGCAGGGTTGATATTTGATTCTCTCCAAGCATTACCACATAACGCAGAGATTACATATATACTTGCGCCTATTCCGGTCGCACCGCCATCACCGTATCTCAGTAGAATTGGAAAGCTGTTTGCTGTTGATTCACTGTTATTGATGCTTACTTGGTCAGCTAGTGGGATACCGTTGGTATGTGCTCCCATTGTAATACCTTTACCCACTCCGCCACCTTGATAGCATATCTCTGTGTGACCGCTTCGCCATAAGATGTCAAATGGTTTCCATTCCACATCTTTACTGTCATACTGGGTGAACCCTAAACCTTTTAAGATGCTTACCATATTTCCAGTATAGAATCCGCTAATATTTAGCGGAAATCCTGCTTCGATTACTGCATAACCAACAAACGTGGAACAATCATAATATGTGATGCCATTTACCGTCTTTTGATAGCGGTACTGTTGGGAGTAACCCACGTTTGGGGCGTTGCAAGTATTGATTGCCCATTGATAACCTTTGTTGATGTTTATAGCCATTACGGTTTAATAAGCTTTCCTTTCTTACCAAGTGAAACCAGTTTGTCATTCTGTGGTGCTGAGCCTTTATAGTTCGCTACACCGTTCTTACTTGCAATACGCTTACGATACACAAAACTTGAATCCACATTGATTGATCTTAAGCAATCTACAATGGAACAGCTATTTAACTTAAAAACTGGAAAATATGTTTCACGTGAAACATTTGTCTGTGGTTTCACGTTTGTTTTACACCCAAGAGCAGATGCAATAGCCATAGCACACTTTGTAGAATCCCAACGGCTTACATCGTCTCTATCATCTACAAAACAGCATTCAATGAGAATCGCTTTTGCTTTTGTTTCTCTTAGGACACGTAAATCTTTTTCGTATTTCACGGGAGAACCGTGAAACCCAATACCAAGTGTGTTAGCAATATTCTCTGCAATCTTATAAGCTACACCATAGATTCTATCATCATATCCGTAGACCTCTACACCACCACATTTCCCATCACCTACTCTGTCGTTTCTTGCGCTATTTAAGTGAATTGATATATCCAAGTCCACAGTATGAGCGTTACACTTAGAAACAATGGAATATAAATTTTTGTTCTGTGTTGTGCTGTAGTCATCTGTACAATCATATACTGTATTTCCATTCGCTCTTAATAGTTCGATTAACTTATTTTTTACAGCTCTATCTTCATTTACTTCATCCAGTAAATCGCTAGCACCACGGCATTTCAAAGAGTGCCCACCGTGTACATTATACGTTGCCATCTTTGTCACCATCCAGTCTGTCACATAACTTCTGCAAAATCAATGTATTATTGTTTAATGCTTCTGTCACACTGTCCATCTCTGCTTTATGTGCATCTTTTTCTTTAATCATGTACCAAAACATAGCACCGCACATCACAATAGGGAAACCAAGCGTTGAAATTGCTGTTGTTACTGCGTTCATATCCATAGCTTTTCATCACATCCTTTCTTATTTAATTATATCATCATAATGTATATTTGTCAACATATTGTATAATTATAGACACCGTGTCTATTAAAATACATGCTGTTTAATAATTGACAGTTTGTCTATTTTATGCTATAATATAAAAGAGGTGATAAAATGAGTTATTATGACGGTACAAAACTATTAAGTCTATTAGACCTAAACAATAAAAGACCCGAGATATACATGGTGACAAGTAACCGTACTGGCGGTAAGACAACTTACTTTGGCAAATTGGTAGTTAATAAATTTTTGTCAAAGGGCGAAAAGTTTGGATTGCTCTATCGTTACGATTACGAGCTTAGTGGTGTAGCAGAGAAATTTTTTAAGGATATCAAAGAATTATTTTTCAATGAATATGAAATGACAAGCAAACCAATGATGCATGGGAAGTTTCATGAGTTATTTTTGAATAACGTTTCCTGTGGTTATGCCATGGCACTTAACAATGCGGATGCTGTTAAGAAGAACTCTCATATGTTCAGTGATATCAGTTGTCTTATTTTTGACGAGTTTCAAAGTGAAACAAACCGTTACTGTTCAGATGAAGTGAAGAAATTCATTTCTATCCACACCTCTATTGCTCGTGGGCAGGGAAAACAAGTTAGGTATGTCCCTGTTTATATGATGGCGAACCCTGTTTCACTGATTAACCCGTATTATATAGCCATGAAAATTTCGAACAGGCTTAAATCTGATACGAAATTCTTAAGGGGTAACGGATTCGTGCTAGAGCAGGGATACAATGAATCAGCAAGTAAGGCTCAGACAGAAAGTGGGTTCAATCGTGCATTTATCAGTGATGATTATGTCGCTTATTCTGCACAAGCTACTTACTTGAATGATAGTAATGCGTTTATTGAGAAACCTGTTGGAGAATGTACTTATGTTGCAACACTTCGGTATCTTGGTAGGGATTACGCTATCAAAGAGTATATGGACTTAGGAATTATCTACTGTGATGACAGGGCAGATAAAACCTACCCTTATAGAATCAGTATTACAACAGATGACCACAACGTTAACTACGTGATGTTAAAGAGCAATGATTTGTTCTTGTCTAATATGAGGTACTTCTTTGAACGTGGTTGTTTCCGATTCAAAGACTTACAGTGTAAAGAAGCTGTCTTGCAGGCTCTTAGTTATTAACGGTATCATCTACTGTCAGAAAGCGAAAAACATAGAGACAGAACGCACAGGTGGAAGAGACTGCTGTCCCTATGGTCGGGGTTGCTCCCTTGCCCTAACAGGCTTTAGACCGTTTTCACCAGTAGTTCATGATATAATAAAAGGTACTTTGTTTCACGTGAAACATTGTACCTTTTTGTTTTTACTTATCTAATTTTAATTTAACTTCTTTATTCAATTCTTTCTCTTTCTTAAATTTACTGTGTTTCTTTGCATCACGTGGAATGTGTGGATATGTTGGCATATAACACTTGTATGCGTAGAAGTCACAACCCTCACAACCTCTGTTATAATTTGACGAACATATTTCTATTAATTCTCTTACTGTTATTTTCATAGTTCTAACTCCTCATTTGTATATAATGCTTTTGCCAGTGTTGGGCAACTTTTACATAAATCAACATAATTGGCATATTCACAAGGTAATAATCCATTAATACCTATAACACATTCGCCTTTATCATACTTACAATATTTGCATTCATTACTAGAGCAATATTCAACTATTTCTTGCAGCCTAACTTTCATAGTTCAATCACCTCATTCGTGTATAATGCTTTTGCCTGTTCCGGGCATCTTTCACATAATCTTACAAAATCAATATACGCCGATGGGATAATACCACCGATAGCCATAGAACAGTTCATATGATTATCATATTCACACTTCCAACATTCTTTACCGTTACATTGATTAACAATGTCTTGCAATCTAACTTTCATATTACCTCATTTCATAACTTGTATTAACGAGTAACACTCCGCCCCTCATTCTCTTAGGTCGTAACTTGTCGGGGACTTTTAAACCTATCTTAAAATCTGATAAATCACGTTTTATTGGATTACCATCTTTAAATAAGAATTGTTTTTCCTCTTCCGACCATTCTTTGTGTGTTCCTGTTCTTGGTTCTGTATAGCCGTTTATATCTGCGTTGCCCTGCATAGATAACACAAACAGATTCTTGCACTTGTTTGGCATTCCTGCACACTTAACGTCATAAAACGGCTCTTCTATTGGTTCTCTGTTTTCGTGTGTTACGTGTTCAATGTATGTCTTTTGCCTTGTGAATGTGGCAATATCCCAACAAGATTCGAGTGACCACGAATTAAACTCTGTTGGATGTTCTCTTATACCGACTATTTCATCGGGCAGTAAATCACAATGTATAGAATCAGTATCAGCATAGATAAAACCTCTTTCATTAACACCATGATAATTCTTTTGGGCAGCTCGGATTGTAAACTCTCTTGCGTATGATGTAATCGCAGAACCACAAGGGATGTATCCTGCTTTCTTGTTGCTCTCTTCCTGTCGTATAAAACCTAGTGATTCATCATCTTTCACGTATGCTATCTTGAATGAACTATCTTTAGATGATGCTTGCTTTCCATAAAGATTATTAAGAAAGAGCTTTGCAAGAGTTCGCTGTGCACCCTTGCTTTTCTTCTTAATCTCTGCGTACTTGTTGATATAATTATCATAGATACCTTTCATAGCATAGAACCACACACCGTCTATGATTTCGAAATCATATAAGTCATAGTGTTCTAGCATTAAATAATAATCTGTACACGTAACTACCATTTCTACGATAGCTTCATGCCTATTGTTTCCGCTGTCATAGTAATACGGAAAATATTTATCGTATTTCTTACTGTATACATCACTTGTTTCTAGCATTTCTGTACCACGATAGAGCGGAGACCCTTTTATCTGTATGAATGGTAAGTAACCATCTTTAACCCTAAATCTTGTGCGTATTCGTAGGAAGAAATATCTTGGGTCACCCTGTGGGTCTTTCTTAAGTGCATCCTCATGGATGTAATTACCTTTCCAATAATGTGGTTTCCCTACGGGATAATAATTGCCACTATCAGAGTGCATCATAGATGGGTATAGGCTATTAACATCTGCTGTTGTACCTTTATAGTATATCTTATTTTCTTTTCCTCTTACAAGGTAGCACCATCCACCACGGTAAGACTTGCGAATATAATCACCGAATGTAGGATACTTTGTTATCCCTGTTTCTATCTTGTATATGTCTGGGAATAGTTGTGCGTAATCTATCTTATCATACCCTTTTTTAAACTCTTCTAGGCAACACAAACCAATAGTTGATTTATCGTGTCCCTGTTCTAACATGATTTCAAGTGCTTCCTTTACTACAAGAACATCATTTGCGATATACTCTCGTTCCTTTTCAGTGATCTCACAACCCGCATATCTGTAGCCAGTATATTCCATATCTAGCTTTTTGTGTTTCGTTGCAAATGATTTTCCGATCACTTCAACTGAAAATGGTAACAGCTTCAAAGAATCACGAAATTCCAGTAACTTATTGTTTGGAAGTTTCTGTGTAATGGAATACCACATACCCTTGTCAGATATACTATAACGGACTTCGTTGGTTTGCATTTCCTTATTCTTTTTCCATGAGTATACACCGTTATCATTGTTGAGTGCCTGTGGATATTTTTTCTGTGCTAATAAATAGTCAAGGATGAAAGCCCCATCAAATTTTAGGTTGTGGAAAAATGCTATAATATTTGTATCTAAAGCACGAAAATATGTAAACATTTCTTCAATACGATGCAATATTGTAACATTCTCTGTGAATAGTTCGACAATGGCAACTGCCCATACTTCTGTATGGTCTTGGTTATCATATACAGTAGTTTCAAAATCACACATGAACATTCTTGTTGTACGTCGACTATTCATAGACGTTATCCTCTATATCCCATGAATACATAGACTCTTGCTCATCATTTAAAGCATCACGCTCTACAACAGATAATGTTCTACCGCTAATAATTTCTCCAATCGCTTCCAATGAAGAAGCAACATTGACGCCTTTTGAATCAGTTAAAACTACTTCCAAGTGTAATTTGATTGCGTCCCAATTATTAGAAAGACGTTCCCCAACAACTATTAGACCATCTTTATTTACAGTACTATGAAATAGCGTTAATAAAGCTGATTGTGCTTCTTCTGACCTTTCAACATTTGCTCTTTTTCTTCTATTACCGTATAATGTTTCTATAGGAACGGGAGTTATTATTCGTACTAAAAAATCATCCACAAAATGCTGAATAGTCATATCTCCAACTTGTGGCTGTTTTAAATGTACTGGATGCTTTAAATCGTGTATGGTTGGTTGTTTGTCTGTAGACCAAAACTCTTTTTCAGCTTTCTTATTGCGTTTCCTTGTCTCTGCGCTACGCTTACCTCTTTCAGATGCTAGTTCTTGTTTGAGTTTCTCAACTGTTGAGATTTCCCCTGTTGCTGTTGAATAGGCTTCCTGTTTTGAAAGATTCTTTATATCTGCTTTTAACTGTCTTGTTATCTTTCCTAAGTCTCTTCCTTGGATGCCAAATTTACGCAACTGGGTTTCTGTTTGGTATACGTTCGCGCCACGGAGTTCAATATTCTGTTTTCTTAATGCTGATACTTTACGCTGATATTGCTTATAGTATTGACTATACTTTGATTTGCTTTTTTTCAATTTTATCACACCTCTCACATTTTATTATGTTTCACACTATCTTGATGTTTCACGTGAAACATTTTAGATTAAAAAAGAGGGTAGGCGTTCTACCCACCCCTTATTATATATTTTTAGGAAAGAAAATTATTTGCTATGAAAAATACTTTACTTATTTTACAGAGTTGACGTCAAGACCGCAGTCAACAAATGGTCTACCTGCTTTTGTTTCTCCGCTACGTTTCACAATTGCATACGGTTTACCATGCATCAGTTCATGGATTGACTTTAAGGAACTCTTGAAAGTTGCGGACTGTGTTGAAAATACCTTTCCGTCAACTGTGATGATTGAAAGAAGCTCTGTCTCTGTTCCGTCATTCTTTATATCCTTGTACTCAAGGTAAGCATCTACTGGAATTGTTGTTCCGTCTGCTACATCTTTCATTGATGTAATTCCTGCATCCATTGTCATAAGATACTGCTCTACCTCTGTTAACTCTCTACTTGCTTTTGTGATTGTAATTTTACTCATTGTTATTTTCTCCTTTTTTCTTTTACTTATTCTTCTACTTCATCTGTGTCTTCTTTTTTACCTCTCGGCGGTAATACCTCTGCCATTTCAATGAACTTCTGTTCATCCATTCCGTACAGTGTCTCAATCACTTCTGTTGAAACTACTGATACTGGTTTGAGTGTTTCTGTCTCTACTACTTTAGTAACCGCTTTCACCAGCTTCTTATCATCTGTGTAAGTACCTGCGATTGTTACCTCGTAGTTGTTAACCTTAGCTGTCTCTGTGTCTACACACATAACGATAACTTTAGTTGAAGAGATTGTTCTTGTTACTTTTCTTGCTCTTGCCATTTTGCCTTTCACCTCTTTTCATTTTGTTTGTGCTTGCTAGACTGCTGAATGAGCGACTTCTTATGAAGTCAAATCAGATAAAAGGAATCGAACCTTTACACGTTGCCACCGATTTTTTCGCCTGCTTGGGTGTCGGAATATCTGTTATTTTTTGTGAGTGGACGGTGCTGTGAACACCGCCCGTATGGTGTGGTATGTAAGTTGTAAAAAATATTTATCTTCCTTACATTATTAAGTATATCAGATGTTACTTTAAATGTCAAGTAGTTTTTTAAGTTTTTTCTAAAATAATACTAAATAATCAAGTGAAGTTGTCTGAATAAAAATATATGTCACAATGCAAATAGCTGTAAGATAGACAACAATATTTTTTAATTTTCTCATTTTTACATGTACCCCCAAAAATGCTATTATTAATTTACGGCGTCGGAACGAAGAAGTTTATTATTACCGCAATATACCAAAATATAGCCAAAAACATTAAAGTTAAACATACAATTGCAATAATTGACTTTATAAAATTTTTTATGATTCTTTTAATTTTTCTAATATCCATGAATATGACTCCTTTATTAATGATTTACTGATTGGTACGTCTACACGCTGATCGTTTGTTATATATGCGATATAGTATTTGCCGTTATCATAGACGTGTTCTTTTACCTTGTAAATGAATGCATAATGTAGATTGGTTATGTAGGTTGTGTTGCACAGTGACAATGCTGTGCCATTCTCCTCTCTCATTATGTCTTTCATGTGTTCGTATTCTTCCACAGTTTTAGGTGTTACTAAGTCCGGGTGGTTGTAAAGTGTTTCGCAGAAGTGGTCTTGGAAACGCTTGCGGACTTGTGCGTGGGTTATCCATTCTGACATTGTTATTCACATCCTTTCTAATATTTCACGTGAAGCATTAATATGTTAAACCATTTATAAAAGAAGCTATTTCGCTTATTCTATACAGAGATTTAAAGTTTGTTACTTCCATTAATTCATCCCATGAATCGCTAAAATCAGCGTTCTTTTTCATAGCGTATAATGATAATGCTTTTATAGAATAATTAGCAATATTAACATTAACACGCCAATTTTCATTATTTTCATTATATTGTCTTAAAGCACTATCAACATGCTTTTTATTATCAGGATCTAGTCCCACCAGTTTTATTGTTTCCCTTATCTTATCTTTTCCAGCTTTCTTATTAATTGCAGCCAGAAATTTCAAATTATTATATGCACTGTAATTCCCCAAAAAACCAGGATTTTCTATAATTGCACCAATATTATCCAATGCTTTGCTATTCCTGTCCACTTTAATACCATTAATTAATATTTCACCGGAAGATGGTGTTACAAATCCACATATACACTTCATAAGCATTGTCTTTCCAGAACCATTTCTTCCAACCAATCCATGTATCTTTCCCTTTTCAAATGATACTGTAACATCATTAAGGACAATATTAGTACCATACTTCTTTGTGACATTTTTAATATCTATTATATAATCATTATTGCTCATTATATACTACGACCTCCCTCCTGTTACCAGCTGCTACAGCTATAATTCCAAAAATAACAATCATTAATATATACATACACAAAACATAAGTTATTGTTGGATATTGTGTTCTTCCGCCCACATCGATACAACCGATATAATTCCATGATAGTGGTGAAAACTTACACCAGTATGGCTTTCCCTCAACAACTGCATTTAATAATATCAAAAATCCCGTTACAATAATGCTGATTCCTTTAGACTTAGTTAAAATATTAATTGCATATATTAACATTCCTATAAATATAAAACTTAACCACATAAGTATAAATTTTTCAAAACTGTCCACTTTATTTACCACCAGAACCACCGGCT